GCTGCCGCTTTCATTGGCACTCTTCAAGCATCCTACACTCGCACCGGTTATCTCTCATTCACAACAAGAGACATACTTGAACGTGAAGCATTGATCGGTGTCAGCATGACGGGAATGTGTGAGAATGAGTTGTCATTTCGTCCCGACGTACTTCAGCAAGGTGCATCGATTGTCAATCAAGAGAATCGACGTGTTGCTGACATGATCAGAATCAACTATGCCTCGAGGACAACTTGCATCAAACCAAGTGGGAACACTTCAACCGTTGCAGGTGGTATCTCTTCAGGGATCCATCCTCATCATGCAAAGAAGTATATCCGACGCATGAGAATATCCAAGGTTAATCCTATTTGGGAGGAGCTCATGAGCAAAGTTCCACAAGCTTGTCATGATTACAACGATCACACCGGCATCATCTCATTTGCTTGCTCAGCTCCTCAAGGAAGTGTTTCACGTGAAACATCAAAGGCACTTGATCACCTTGAACGTGTCAAACTCGTATATGAGAATTGGGTCTTGCCAGGTTCCAAGGATAGTCGAGTTGAAGGATTAACACACAATGTGAGCAACACTTGCACAGTGAAAGAAGATGAATGGGATGATGTCGCGGCATTCATTTGGAGCAATCGAGAAGCATTGAGGGGGGTTGCCTTGCTCGGATATGTTGCTGACCATCTTTATGATATGGCACCTTATCAGACTGTTGTTGAAGGCCATGAGAGTGAGACGCTTTGGAATGATCTTGCGTCAATTGATTGGGGGGGGGTCAATTTATTTGTCGAGGGAGAAGGTGAGAATCCTGCTTTGGATCCTGCTTGTTCGGCTGGTCGTTGTGAGATTTCTTTTTAGTTAATTGTGATTTACTCAAGCTCAGCCAATGCCATAAAAATCATCTTCTTGATCTTCTTCTTACATATAATATTAGTATTCTTATATATAAATAATTCTACTTTTTTATAATTCGTAGCATTCATATTATCACAATATTCTACAAGTAACTTTTTTAACTCAGTCATAATTCAATCCTTTAATTGATTTCTTGTGGTGGCTTTGTGCCTTCTGCACTTGCAAACATGATCTCATCTCTGAGCTTCTCATCTTGGATCATATTCTCTGCAAGTTCATCAGGTGAATAAGCTTGACCAATGATCTCCGGATATACAGCTCTGAGCATCGCAGTCAGACAACGTTTGTGAAGCATTGACTTTCTCATTGTTTTCCATGCTCGTTGGTTCAAGAGTCCACGTGCTTGAGCATCCTCTTTTGTGAATGTCCAAGTATGAACGAAATCAAACTCAAGCTCATCACGTCGACGAGTCTCGATTGTGCATAAGTCCTCATTGAGTTCAACGATTCGAATGTAAGCACAGATCTTGACACCATCATGATCTCTATATCGACGGACGACACCGGCCATTGCGTCAGCATTAAGAGCAGGCTTGCCGCTAATCACATAAGTGTTTGCCAATGTCACTGCAACATTATTCTCAAAGAGATGGCCAAAGGTGAGGAACGCTTTCACGTTGTCATCAAAGTCTTTGTTGCCTTTTGAAAGGTTTTGAATTAAATTGATTGTGTCTTGGTGTAACATATTAACTCCTTTGTTATATCAAGATGTGGGATATATTTATATCTTGTTGATTATTTAAAGATGGTGTTGAGCAGCCATTGAACTTGTTCCTTGGTTGCTCCTCTCATCTTTGTATCGTAGATTGTCACGAGCTTCGCGAAGTCACGACCATCGAGGCAAAGACAATCAGCAGGGAACTCACCGAGTTCAAAGAGTACCTGGTCAGCTTCCTTCTCAATCATGTCTTTTGTGATCTTGCCTTGATTGATGAGATACTGGATGCCTTCATCCTCTCGTTTCTCGATTCGTTTCATGGCCTCGAACAATGCAAGGACGATGTCATGATTGATCACTGATGAGTATTTGCTCATCAACATGGGTGGTTGCTCTTGCCAAAGCATGATGATGACTAAGATTAAAAGTAAGGCGATTAAGTAAAGCATATTAAAGCTCCTGAAGTAATTCGTTGTTGATAAGTTCCATGAGTTCATCATGGTCAAGTTCAAGCTCATGGCCAAGAGTGCCAACAAGCCAATAAGAACAATATGAGGTTGGTGCTGATCTGAATTGGATGACTTCATACTCTTCAACTGATTTGATGACAAAGGTCTCACCAGCTTCATTCATGAACTCAGTCTCACAGACAAAAGGTCTGTCACGTTGCTCGATGTAATAAGAACCAAATCTCATGCTTCATCCTTTCTGAAGTCGTTGAGTGTCAAATGATAGCCTGTCATATCTGCCAAGGCTTTGGCAATTCTCAGAGCAGTATCCATTCTCATGTCTCCTCTTAGGTATTTTGAAAGACTTGATTGATGAATCTCCATGCGTCGAGCAAGGTCAGCAACTGTGTATCCTTCTTTGGCAAGTGCTGCTTTGACTGTTTTCTTGAGTTTGTTCATGTTTCCTCCATGAGTGTTTTGTGTTTATATGAAGTTTCTTACATGAGAAAAAAACTAATGTCAAACAAAATTATAAGAAAAGTTAAATTAAATTGACAAAAGGTCAAATCAGTTATATAAGGAGAGTCATCCAATAACAACAAGGAGAAAACAATGAATGAATATGAAGTGCAATCACTGGTCATGCAAGCTCGAAAGGTGAAGCCAGCTGACAAGTTTGTGATGATCTGCATTCTGAAGAATGTCAACTGGACCACATGGACAGGTTCAGTCAGACTCTCATATATAAGCAAGAAGTATGATGTGAATCGTAAGACTCTCACAAGGATCACTCAAAGATTGAGATCACTTGGATGGATCAAGATCAAAGTCAAAACAGATGAAACAATCATCGAGGTCAACCTCAAGACATTGACAAGTAAAGGGAGGGACAAAATGACCATGGACAAAATGACCATGGACAAAATGACCATGGACAAAATGACCATAGGGGAGGGACAAAATGACCATGGGGGTATGGACAAAATGACCATGGGGGAGGGACAAAATGTCCATCATAACAATATAAACAATATTAATACAATTAATGACAATGAAGAAAACCAGGAGTATGCAAGTAAGCAAGAAGCTCTTGAGCATACTTCATCACAACCTTTTGAGAATTTATCTTATATGGTCGATGAACGAGGCAAGGTTCCTTTCCATATTCTCAGTGCAAAGCATCGAAGACTTGAGATGGAGCGACGTTGGAACAAGGATGACATCTCAAAGCAAGATCACAATGTATTTGCAATCAGAAGAGTCAGAGATACTTTTGAAAAGAAAGAGATCAGAGAAGACTTTGATATTTATGATTCAACTAAACCAGTCAAGAAAGCATGGAGATAATTATGAAAAGACTTGGAGACAGTGAACAATTGAAAGTATTATTACATTCATTTCAAGCAATCCTCGATGATCCAACACGAGTCAAGCCGGAGCCACCAGCTCATTATGATTGGTCAAACTTTGATGCTGATTATTATCATCTTAATGGTTTGATTCGTGCAGGTCGCAATCGTTCACTTGCAATCAATGATCCTGTTTGCAATGTATGTGTTGAGGGGTATGAGTTCGTGAGAGATGGCATTCATCCAAATGCAATCCCTTGTCGTAATTGTGGAAAGCTCAAGAAAGCTCTCAATCGTTTGCTTCGTGCAAAGCTTCCCAACGATGCACTCAATGCTTGTATCTCCTCATATGAGTTTGATAATCCAAATCAACAAGGTGCCTTTTATGAAATCATGAATTGGGATGGTCACACATCTCCTCCCTCATTCATGATGTACGGTAAACCTGGCAACGGCAAAAGCACACTCTTATACATCATTGGAAAACACAAGACAGCTGATGGATTCAGAGTAAAGTATGCTCATCATTACAGAACCTTTGAAGCTGAGAAAAACTCATGGGGACGAAAGACAGGATCAAGTCATCTCGATTATTTCTTGCATGATGTTGACGTGTTGTTGCTCGATGAGTTTGGTGGCCTTGGCGGAGGTGTTAAGAAATACTCTGATTGGTTCAAGAATACGACAATCGAATTCATTGGCTCAATATATGAACGATGGAAAGCTGGCAGGATGGCAGTCATCATCACAACAAACATATTTCCATCAGCACTCAGAGACACTTTGTTTGAAGATAATTATGCAGTGCTCTCAAGACTTCAAGAGATGTTTCAGCATCCCATTGAGCTCACAGGACCCGACAGAAGAAAGCCTCTCAATAAGCATTCAGTATGGGGTAAATGAAGTTGATGCCTCAAACAGAAAAGTAAAACGCGCACTCAAAGTGAAAAGACTGAGACATCAACTCCATTGAATAAAAGATAATTTACTCCATCCCAAGAATAAACACAATCCAAAACTTGAACTTGCTTGATCCCTGAATGATGAATGAACTTAGCACAGGCCAAGCAAGGAGGCACTGAGACAACCATCCAACAATCTTCCAAGCTCACTCCCTTCCTTGCTGCGTTTGCAATTGCATTTTGTTCAGCATGATGGCAACCAACCTCGGTCTTTGTCCCTGACTCGATTGATTGACAGTTCCTCAAACATCGATCATCACTGCCACAGAGTTTTGATTGTGACTTTCGAGGTGGACCATTGAAGCCAGCAGACACAGGATTATTATTCTTATCGATGATGAATGCTCCAACCTTACCACGTGGACAAGGTGACATTGATGCAATGAGCAAGGCGTGTCTCATCCAGTGCTCTCTCCATTTAGGACTCATGATCTTCATCCTGTTCTTGATTTGGGATTGTACAATCATGAAGTTTGTTTCCAAGCTCTGTAAATCCCAAAAGATGAATGATCTCCATGAGGGGGTGAGCAATCAAATTGTGAATAGTCCATTGGAATTTTTTTGGTAATTTATTGATTATAGTTTTCATAAGCAAACCTCTAGGATGAATTTCATATCTTCATCACGTTCAAGAATTGATTGGATGGCCTCAGCATAATAAGTGATCTCAGCTTGTGCATCCTTGGCAAGTCGAAGTCTTAAGAAGTGGATGAGTGCCTGAAGGCTGCAGGTCCAATAGCACTCAGAGAAGGTTGACAATGGAAGTACGAGTCGAGCCTGCTCACGACACACACCCATATCAAGCAATTGATTGTAAATAAAATATTGATGCTGAACACTCCACTTATAAAGATCAGCTGGTTCACTTTGATTGGACAATGGTCCTCCGGATCCTTGCTTCACATTCTCAGCAGTCTCCCTCCACTCGTGAGGTTGATACATCTCATAATCAAACTTGACATATCTTCCACTGATCTCATTCCAACTACAACCAACCTGGTGCTTTTGCCATTGTCTCAAGACGAAGATTGGAGCTTTGATATGGAATGTGAATGTCACATGTCTGAATGGAGACGTGTGCTTGTGACTCCACAAATACTTGATAAGCTTTCGATCTTGTTGCCTCAGTTCACCAGTGTGACGTTTTCCAAATGACACACGAGCAGCGTTGACGACTGACAATGAGTTCCCCATTTGATCGACGAGGTCGACGAACCCAAGACCATTCATTTTGTTTTCTTTCATTAAAGTATCCTTTTAGTGAATAACTTATTTAGTTATTGACTTAATAATTCATAAATGAGATATTAACACAAAGGAGGAAGTATGAAAAGAATATTAACGTTTCAATTGGATGATGATCTCAATTGGTATCTTCGTGATATTGCTCACAAAGAGCGTCTCTCAATCGCTGAAGTATTGAGAAGGATCATTGAGGATCATCGCAACAACAGCAAATCAATCACAACTGAAGAAGAGATCGATGCTCTTGATCAAAGGATTGAAGCTCTCAGGGAGCAACAAAAACAATTAACCTATCAACGAGATTATCTCAAAGACAGAATTGAGGACAAATAATGGGATACAATCATATTCATATCTGTGGCCATCTTGGAAGAGATCCAGAGTTCAAAGAGACTCAAGCCGGCAAGCCAATGATCAGATTCAGTGTTGCAGTCACAAAAGTATACAAAGGAAAAGAGAACACAACCTGGTTCAAGGTTGTTGCATTTGGTGAACTTGCTGAGAGATGTCGACGCTCATTGGTCAAAGGATGCAAGCTGTCAATTCATGGAGAGATGGAGTGCCGTCAATATGATCATAATGGAGAGACACGATCTGACTGGTCTGTGCTTATGAGAAGTGTTGAGTTTCACACAAGACCCGAGGCAAAGAAAAGAACTGAGCACGCAAGAACAATCAGAAAAGATCCTGTCAATCCACAAGTTGAAGTTCATGATCCATGGACTTGGGACAAAACCTTCACTCCTGAGAATGACACTGCAAAGAATGATTGGAAATGGGAGACGAATCCTGCTGACACAACTTCATCAATGCCATGGCGTCAAGAAGATCCAAACAAGTTCAGCAAATAAGAGAGATATGATACAATGGATCCAAAACGATTGACTGAATTTGGAAGGAGAGAGGCCATGTCTCATCAAGATAATGTCACAAATGTCACGCAGTCATCGCACGCACGCGAGAGATACAAATATTCTGAGGATGTTGCGATGGTGATCTGTACATACTTGAGAAAAGGATGCACGATTGAAGCATCTTGTCAAGCTGCCAATATCAACAAGAGAACATATTATCGATGGATGGAAGAGATCCCTGAGTTCAGAGAGTTCGTCAATGCAACCGAGTCGGATGTTGAAGCCAACCTCCTCGAAACAATCACATCATATGGAGATTGGAGAGCGGCAGCCTGGATCCTTGAGAGACGCTATCCTCAACGTTGGGGACAAAAGCGAGAGCTTGATGTCAATGTCACGAAGCAAACTGGTGTCGATGTCGTTGCCGGTATGCTAACCAATATCATTAAACAAGAAAGCACCAATCAGAAAAAGGCAGAAACTGATTGATGCTCACTTGCACATTTAGGATGTCACAGGATCAACTCCTACACAATTGAAATTTGATCCCGTTAAAAAAAGGAAGTAACACAAAATGAAATTACAATCAAATGAAAACGTTGGAAGACCAACTGATAAAGAAGATCTTTATCCATTGATCAAGTATCTGATCGAAGATGAAGGCTTGTCAACTCAAGAAGCTTGTGATGAAGCTGGTATTCATAGATCTACTTTTTATAGATGGTGTAGAGTAAAAGGTGATACTGTCTCAAGAGCAAACAAAGCAAGAAAAAGAACAGCGCCTAGTGCTAAAAAAATACTTGAATATTGGAGATCAGATTCAGCGTCTTGGTATTTGGATAATATGTCTAAATCAGCAGGAATAAAATTTGACTTTCACTTAAAAGTAAATCCTATACATCAACAGTGTTTTGCGTGTAATAGAGTATTTATTAATCATAAATGGGGGGAGAGAAACATATTAGAAAGATCTCATATTGTTCCTCATGCTCTTGGTGGGTCTGATAGTCCTGTAAACTTTGTCTTGCTGTGCAAGCATTGTCATCTTGAGAATCCAAACGTTGATAATGAAATTACATATTTAAGATGGCTGC